CCGGCAGGTGCAGTTAGAGATTTATCGTCAGGCGCAAGAACTGGCGAAACAAAATGAATGGAAATCCACGACGGACAAAATCTGGAATGAGGGGCTGGCGAAATATGGTGACTGGGCTCCGCAGCTTAACAACATGGCTCAAATCCTTGGTGGCATTCCGACTTCCCTCACGGAAGCAGCCATTGAAACCGGAAATCCACACGAAGTCCTCTACCATCTGGCTAAAAATCCTGACGAAGCTGCCCGAATTGCACTCCTGCCAACCGCCAGACAGGCTGTGGCAGTTGCTAAACTCGCACAGAACGTGGGAGCCCCCAAAAGAGTAACATCCGCTCCGCCCCCGATTTCTCCGAAGGTTCAAGGGATTGGAAGTGCCCCGGCGACACTTGACGACCCGAACATTTCAATGGAAGAATGGGTAAGACTTCGCAATGAGCAAGCTATGGCTCGTCGCAAAAGGTAGGCGAGGACACCTTCAACGTCCTCCCCTTGCTGATCGCAGGGTAAGCGATCTGGGTTGCCTGTCAAGAGACGGTCGCAGGCTCCGTCAGATGAACAAAGGACTCCCTTTGTATTTTGACAATATAACTGCGCCTTGGCGCGTAACCCAGAGGACTTAGAGATGTCAAATACAATTTTAACAATCAACATGATTACCCGTGAGGCCGTGCGCCTCTGGGTCAATACCAACTCCTTCCTGCAGCACATCGATACGCAGTATGATGATCAGTTTGCTGTGACCGGCGCGAAAATCGGTCAGAGCCTTCGCATCCGTCTGCCTAACGATTACACGGTCCGAACCGGCCCTGTAGCGCAGATCCAAGATACGGCGGAAACCAGCACCACGCTGACCCTCGCCACACAAAAAGGCGTTGACGTATCGTTTAACAGCGTTGAACGCACGATGAGCTTGGACGACTATTCTAAGCGTATTCTTGCGCCAGCTGTAAACAACCTCGTCGGCGCTGTCGCTGCGGATGTTATGTCAGGTGTTGAAGGCGGCGTTTCCAACCTTGTTGGTAACTTTGACTCGGCTGGTAACTTGCTGAAGCCAACGCTTGAGACGTTCTTGAATGCGAAGGCGCTGTTGTCCTTGCGCTCGGCTCCAACTGACTCCCGCAAGTTCATCCTTGATCCTGTCACCATGGCTCGCACGGTCCAGAACCTTTCTGGCCTGTTGAACCCAGCAACAGAGATCTCCGAGCAGTATCGCAAGGGTGAAGTTTATAACGCGATTGGCTTCGACTGGTTCGAAGACCAGACGGTTATCAAGCACACGACCGGTGCTTACTCCAGCCCTGCAGTAAACGGTGCTAACCAGACCGGCACGTCCCTTACGGTTTCAGCATTGTCTGGCCCGCTTAACCAAGGCGACATTATCACAATCGCTGGCGTGAACGCGGTCAACCGTATCACGAAAGTGTCAATCGGTCAGTTGCAGCAGTTCGTTGTAACCGCGACGGCAGCAGCAGGCGCAACGACCATCAGCATCTATCCTGCAATTGTTCCGCCACAAAGCGGATCAGCGGTTCAGTATCAGACGGTTGATGCGTCACCTGCAAACGGTGCTGCTATCATCCCATTAACGCTTGCATCCAGCGTTTACCGCAAGAACTTAGCGTTCATTCCAGATGCTGTTACGATGGCAACTGCGGATCTTGAACTGCCAAAGAACATGCAGGAAACCGCAAGAGAGCGTATGGACGGTGTGTCAATGCGTATGGTGACAGGTTTTGACATTAAGTCAGATCAGTTCATCACCCGTCTTGACGTTCTTTACGGTTATCTCTGGGTTCGTCCTGAGTGGGCTGTTGTTGTCGCAGACATCATCTAATCACTAAAAAAGGGGGGCATTGTGCCCCCCTATTTCCCTGTAAGGAGCAAATAAATGGCTAAAGTTCGTCAATATCTTGGTGTATATGAAAGTATGGAATTTCCAGAATATAAATTTACTGAATATCCGAAGGTTGTCGGGTATAAGGATGAGAAAAAACAATTCCCGATTATTGTCGGAGATCCAAAAGAAGAAGTCGAATACATTACCAAAGGTGAGCCCGGGTCTTTTAAAACCCGTGAAGACGAATTGCAGGCTGAGTTAGAACGAAAAGCTGTGGAGTTGGAATTGGCTAAAACTCAACTTGCTGAACTAAAGGCGCAGAAGGAACTGGCGGAAACCGCAAAGCCTAAACCTTCACCTGCGAATTCTGCGCCCTCAAATAAACCTGCCCTTAATGTCAAGGACATCTAAATGACTACTGCGCTCGACATCATCACTCTTGCATACAAAGACGCTGGTGTGTTGGGCGTTGGTCAGACGCTTTTGGCTGAAGACGTGAATGATGCGCTGGTGCGGCTCAATATGATGATCGCACAGTGGCGGGTTAAACGCTGGATGGTTTGGCATCTTGTGGACAAAAGCGTGGTGTCAACTGGAGCGCAATATTACACTGTCGGCCCGGGCGGAAATATCAATGTTTCCGTCCGTCCTGACAAATTGGAAAGCGCATTTTTTAGAATGCTGCCCGGAGCAAACGGCACACAATCTGTGGACTATCCGCTGCAACTTTTATTTTCGTATGAGGATTATGCGCGGATTACGCTGAAATCATTGGTGTCGTTTTCGCAATGTATCTTTTACGACTCCGCATGGCCGATGGGTAAAATTTATCCTTGGCCTATCCCGCAAGCTAACCTCTACGAAGTGCATATCATCTTAAAGCATGTGCTCGATGAATTCACAGACTTAACGTCAACATTTAATTTTCCTCCCGAATATCTCGCAGCCCTGCATTACAATCTTGTCGTGCGCACACGCGCTGCTTACAGACTTCCGCCAGATCCAACTTATGAAGGGTTGGCGGCAGATGCGATGCAAACAGTAAGAGCTGCAAATACGCAGATCCCAAGTCTTGTAATGCCGGATAACTTGGTCCGTCCGGGCGTTTACAACATTTACAGTGACCAAACGAGGTAACTACTATGGCTCTTCCAGATCGTTTTCAGTCAGGATTTCGTTTAGAAGATGGTAATGACCTTAATGTTGCCCTTGCAACTCCGCAATGGCAGACAAATTACGGCATCACCGCGTTAGCTGGTGGCGGTCGTTCTTCTTCCACGCCAGTGCTTATTCTCGGCTCGAACGTGGTTACGACTGTTGCGACAGCTGCTGATAGTGTTGTGCTTCCAAGTGCGGTAGCTGGTAGCATTGTTTACCTGCTTAATGCTGATAGTGCGGATGCAGTGCAAGTTTTTGCGAAGGCTTCCGACACGATCAACGGCACAGCTGGTGCAACAGGCGTTTCATATGCTGCAGCTAAAAGAGTGCTTTTTATCGCTGTGACGAATGGCGTTTGGATTGCCAACGTGTTGGCTGCGTCGTAAGGATTGAAATGCCTCAACTCCAACTTGTTCAAGGTGCTTATGAAGCGCGGAGTGTTATCGCAAACGCTCAACGCTGCATAAACCTATATCCAGAACAGAACACGAAGGATGCAGAGGTTCCTTACACGCATTACTGCACTCCGGGGCTGACGTTTTTAGCACAAGGAATTGTGGCTGAAGTTCGTCAGCTCTACACTGCAAGTAACGGATTGTTGTTCGCGGTGATCGGGAACATTATTTACTACGTTCCAGATAATTTTGTGTTGCAGCAAATCGGAACGATTGCTTCGCAAAGCGGTCTGGTAAGTATGTATGATAATAAGTTCACGCTTATTATTTTGGATGGATCGACGCAAGGCTGGAGTATCGATCTTGCGTCGTTACAGTTTGATATTTTTAACCCAAGTAATTTTGAGGGCGGAAATCAAATTCGCTACATCGATACGTTTTTAGTGTCGAGTTCTTTGAACGGAAACATTCAATCAAGCGACTCCGCGTCTACAAATTACAACGCGCTTTCTATTGCAACGATGTCTGGTGACGCAGATCAACTGCAAATCATTGATGTTGTTCATAAAGAAATCTGGTCTTTCGGGTATCGCACAACTGAAGTCTGGACGAATAGCGGAGCCTTTCCATTCCCGTTCGAGCCTATTCCCGGCGTGTTTTTGCAGCATGGTTGTGCTGCGTTAAGATCGCTGGCAAAATGGGGCCTCAACATTTTCTGGCTTTCGCAAGATAACAATGGTCAGGCGCTTGTTATGCAAGGCACGGCCTATAAGGCTGATATAATTTCGACCCCTGCGATTGCTGACGCGATTGGAAAGTATGGCAAGATCAGCGATGCGATTGGATTTTGCTACCAGCAAGGTTCGCATATCTTTTACATGCTGACTTTTCCAGAAGCGAACGCCACATGGTGCTACGATTTATCCACCCAACTTTGGCATGAACGTGGGTATCTGGATGAAAACGGAAATTTAGTAAGACATCGTGCAAACTGCGTAGCACAAGCCTACAACAAAACGATTGTTGGAGATTGGCAAAACGGAAAACTTTACCAGTTCGACCTTAACAAATACACAGATGACGGAAATCCGATCTTACGCCTTCGCTCATTCCCACATATTCTCAACGATGGAGATCGCGTAAGCTATTCAAATTTCATGGCAGATATTGAGGTCGGCACGGAAATGGACCCAAGCATTAATCCACAACTAAACCTTCGCTGGAGTGATGATCGCGGAGTTAGTTTTGGAAATGGATTGCAACAAACGCTTGGTCGTTCTGGCCAATATCGAACAATGCCTTCTTGGAGCAGACTTGGATTTGCGAGGGATAGAGTGTTTGAGTTGTCGTGGACAGCTGCTGCTGCGACAGCACTGAACGGCGCGTGGATTCATGTCGAAAAAATGGAGACTTGACATGGCGATCCCGATAGTTGTTCCGACATCTGAAAAACCGATTGTTGATAAAGAAGGCCGTCCTACGCGGCAGTTTCAATTATTGCTTGCCGCTTTAGCCCAACCACCAAATATTCCAGACGGTTCGATCACCACTGACAAATTAGCTAATGACTCTGTTACCAGCATTAAACTGGTCGGCGGATCTGTAATTTCTGAAAAGCTGGCAAATGGCTCGGTTATTACAACCAAAATTCCAACTGACACAATAACCACATCGATGATTTTGGATGAGGCGATTATTTCAGTTAAGTTGAAGGATGGATCTGTTACGGCTCCAAAAATGCCGGATGGTGTAATTACCGCACCAAAAATAGCAGACCTTGCAATCACTCCTATTAAAATTGCAGATTTGGCTATCACCGAAGTTAAAGTCGCGCCATTAGCGATTTCAGAAACGAAGATCGCATCTGACGCAATTTCTACTCCTAAAATTCAAGCCAATGCTATTACCGCTAATAAAATACTAGCAGGAGCAATTGAAGCCGAGAAGATTGCAGCAAATGCTATTACCAGTGATAAAATTTTTGCAGGAGCTATTACCAGTGATAAAATTTTTGCCAATGCTATTACCAGTGATAAAATAGCAGCTAATTCTATTGTTGCTGATAAGATTGCGACTAATGCAATCACGTCAGATAAGATTTTAGCGAATGCTATTACAACTCAAAAAATTCAAGCAAACGCGATCACCACAAATCTTCTCGCTACCGAATGTGTGACGGCAGATATTATTGCTGCGAACGCTATTACCGCTTCAAAACTAGCAGTTGACTCCATCACCGCGACAAAAATCGTAGCAGGGTCGATTGAAAC